AGCGCCGAATAGAGGACCAAGGGGCGGTGGGGCAACCTGCCGCCCCTATGCTGACAGGAGGTTTGTATGCTTGCGAATAATGCGCTCACCACGCTTGACAGGATGAAGCTCATGCTGGATCTCGATGACGAGGCCGACGAGCGTACCTGTGCCCTCGTTGAGCTGCTGATCAATAAGGCGTCATCTTGGGTGGAGCGGCAGGTGGGCAGACCCCTCGGCAAAAGCGCCTATCGGGAATTCTACGATGCCGACGGCCAGCAGGAGCTGGTCACGCTGAAGTACCCAATTATCAGCGTTGATTACGTCAAAGAGGCTGGGAGGCTTGTCCCGCCTGAGCTCTACGACTACGGGCAGACCGCCAACATCGGCGTCATCTACCGGGATGACGGCTGGCTGAGGGCTGGCTACCGCCGGGGCCTTGCCAACGACATCATTGAGACCAAACGGAACATTGAGGTTTGCTATACGGCGGGCTACGTGCTTCCGAAGGATGCCACGGACGAGGAACCCCAGACGCTTCCCGCAGATCTGGAGGGGCTTGTCTGGGACATGGTGTCCCAAGCGTATGCGAATATGCAGAACGGCTCCCAAGGGCTGAAATCCTTCTCCATTTCGGATGTCAGCTGGACCTTTGACAAGTCTACGCCGGATGCGTGGCTGCAGCTTGTCAATCTGTACAGGAGGTATTGATGTGGACGGGATAGAGCGGCTCCTGGAAGACTTCAACCGAATCAAAGCCGCGTGTCAGGAGATGGAGCGGAAGAAAATCCGGGTCGGCATCGTCGGTGGCAATGCGAGCTCAGATATCACGGCCATTGCCCACGCCCACGAATATGGCGCTACTATCAAGCCCAAGAAGGGAAAGTATCTCGCTATCCCTCTGACCAAGGAGGCGCAGGCGGCAGGCTCTCCCAGAGCTTTCAGTGACCTGTACTTTGTCCATGCGAAAGACGGCAAAGTCCTTATGGTTCGGGACAAGAAGAAGCGCGGCGGCAAGACCAAGAGCGAGGCTATGTATCTGCTGGTGAAAAGCGTCACCCTACCAGAACGCTCCTTTATCCGGGCGAGCTTTGACGCACAGCAGGATGAACTGGGCGACATTGTCACCGGGGCGATGGTGAAAATGCTGGAGGGGACCATTACCCCAGCCGCCGCCGCAGAATCCATAGGCGCACAAGCCACCCAGCTGGCGCAGAGTTTCATTGATCAGAACAAGGTCACACCGAAGTCCAAAAAGAACTTCCCCTACAATACACAGCATACTACGCTATTTGAATCCGGCACACACATCCGCGACCGAATCGCTTACGAGGTGGTAATCGAATGAATTTTGCGGCCACACCCAGGCTCCCCAGGGCCTTGCTCCACCAGTTAAAGGTTTATGAGCGCACCTTCGTCCGCGATGGCCCCGGTGGGCAGTCCCGCCCGGTTGAGAAGGCAGTGAAGACGTTCAAGGGAATCGTAATGCCGCTGTCGAACAAGGACTTGAAGGATCTGCCGGAGGGAACGTACACCGAAAACTCGCAGAAACTCTACAGCGACGACCCGGTGGAGGTCAGCACCAACCAGATCATTGAGGATACCTTCGATGGTCAGAGATACACTGTCAAGACCTCGCTGGGCCACAACAGTATCCACCCCATGGTGCGGTACATCGTGGAGGGAGTGGTGAAGAAGTGACGTTCGTCCAAGCCCGTGACGCTATTGTGTCCGGCCTTGAAAAGCACATCGGATGTCCTGTTGTCCTGTCTGACCAGATAGCGGACCGACCGGAGTTCCCGTACTGCTACTACAGTGTCCTGACGCCGCGCACGTCCAACCACGCCTTTGGGCTGCATGAGGTCGCGGGGGACGAGGAGCAGGGCTACCGCCACATACGTTCAGAGCCGGTTGAAGCAACGATGTCCTTCACCTTTTGTGGCCAGAACCGGGAGGGTGAGGGTGGCAGCTACATCTACGGCGAGGACGAAGCTCTTGGACTCGTTGAAAAGGGACACGGATTCTTCCTGCTGAGCGGGCATTGCATCCTGGTCGGCAGCGAGGACATCGTGATTCGCAATATTGGCTCTGTTGCAAACCGGAGCGGCTTTGTGGTGGAGGATACCGTTCGCCGGTACGGATTCGATGTGCGCTTTGCCTACATCCGTACCGACGAGATGCCGGCCACCATCATTCGGGAGGCCAATACCCCAGGAAACGCACACCAGTAAGAAGGAGGAAACGCAAAATGGCAAAAGACGTAATTGTCGTTGTGAAGCGTGACGCGCTGCCTACGACAAAGGAGAGCCTTGACATTCTGCTCATCTCGACCACCGGGGCCCAGCCCGTCGGTGTGTACCGGGATGTTGAGAGCGTCAAGGCTGTCTATGGGGATGATGGACCGACCCCCAACTCGAAGATCGTCCGCAAAGCGACTACCCTGATGAACCAAGGCAAGACCACACTGGCTGAAACGCTGGTGAACAAGTTCAAGATTGTGGGCTTCGAACCGCCCACGGCATCTCCCGCTGTGGCCGCTACCTTCGTTATCGACTTCGATAACGATGTATTCCCGTTTGATGCTCCTGCTGCGGAGCAGAAGCTCTATGTTCGGATCGGCGGTGATGACAAGGCCCTTGTCACCTTGACCGCAAAGGTTGAAATCGAGGACGGCATGAAGCTGGCAGCGCAGTTCGAGGGCGCCACATTCACCAAGGGCGGTAAGACCTACACCGCTACCGTGAAGGATACCGTGGTGACGTTTACCGCCACAGAGGACGGAGCAACTGACAGCATCCCGGAGCGCGTTGAAATCTTCCTGGATGAGAAACTGTCCCAGGAGTTTGTTGCCACCGGAAAGAAGGATTTCACCAACGGCAAGGACGCCATGACCGCCGCCGACAACCTCGTTGAGACCATCAAGCAGTTCCAGCGGGACGAGGACAATGACTGGTACTACTTCATGACCGACCGGGACGATCCTGAGTTCGTCAAGACCCTGGCAAAGTTCGCTGAGGCCAGTGAGCCTACTGAGGCGGAGTTGGGCGTCGGTGTCGAGGACCACCGGAAGTTCTACATGGGCCAGACCAGTGACATCAACTTCGCTGACAATACCGCCCGCGCCGCTGTCATCTACACTGAAGAGAAATACCTTAACGAGGAGCCTGATGCCTCCTATACCGGCAACGTCGGTCCGTTCTACCCGAAAAACGTGACCTGGAAGTTCAAGAGGCCGCAGGACGGCAACGCAGCCACCAGCGAGGGCATGAAGCTGATCACGCTGCCCAAGCTGACCGAGGGCCAGCGCGATCAGCTCAGTGAGAACCATGTCAACTACCTCACCGAGGAGTACAAGCGTCAGTACGTCAAGGAAGGCGTCTGCCTCAACGGTGAGTTCATCGACGTGGTGCTGGGCGGCGACTGGATCGCCAAGCGGATGCGGGACCTGCTCTACGACATTCTGCTGGAGAACGCCAACATCGACTACAGCGACGCCGGCTTTGGCCTCGTCGCCACAGCGGTGCTGCAGGCTCTGACTGAGGCGGCGGATGAGGATCACAACATCGTGGCCCGCGACCAGGAGAGCAGGGCCGGCATCTTCACCGTGAACATCCCGAAGTACGCGGAGAGCACGGAGGAGCAGCGTCGGAACCGGGTCATGCCCGACATCACCTGGGAGGCCCTGCTGTGCGGCGCCGTCCATCAGGTCAAGACCAAGGGTGTCCTTCGTGCATCTTTGTAAGGAGGGTAATTTATGTCTATTCTGAAAACCTACGACCCCACGAAAGTGAATGTCACCTATAAGGGCAGGCAACTCCGTATGTTCGGTGACAGCCTGTTCACACTGGCCCGCAACGAGGTCAGCATGACCCTCAAGAAAGGTGTCAAAGGCGACAGCACCTACATCCGCAATGCGAATAAGTCCGGGAAACTCACCATCACGCTCCAGCAGGAATCGCCGGACATCCCGTTCCTGGAACAATGCAATGAGACCTACACCGAGGCCAACCTCGCCATCACGGACGCGAACGACAGCGGCATGATCTTCTTCGCACAGAGCTGCGCTGTGGAAAAGCTGCCCGACAAGACGAGAGGCAAGGATGCCCCCGACGTGCAATTCGTATTCCTGATTCCCGAAATCAACCTTAAGTGATGAAGTCCGGGAAGCACAGTAGTCACAAATACAGCAGGCGGGGCCGGAACGCGATACCGTTTCGGCCCCGCAATCAGAATTATATGGGAGGTTTTATTATGGCAAGACAGAAGACTGTTATCGTAAACGGTGTGGAGTATACTCTCCAGAGCGCGAGCTTTTCCTGGTACACCAATCTGACAGACCTGTATATCCGCCCCGCAAGTGGCCGGAAAAACACAGCGAAGTATGCCGATGCCCTCATCAAGGGCTGTGTCATCGCTCCCGCCGAGGTCGCCAAGCGTGGCCTGAAGTTCTTCGATGAACAGGATGACATCTCCACCCCTACCGAGTTGGTGCATGAGATCGAGACCTTTCTGCCGGAGCGAGATGAACCCGGCGGAAGCACGGAAAAGAGCGCAACGTAAGGAACGATTCTGGCGCATGGTGTTCTGCATGGAAGGCGTCAGCTACACCGAGCTCAATGGAATGGATCTGGCGGAGTTCGCTGAGGCGGAGCAGGCCAGAATCCTTTGGCAGACCGTGTGGAACAAGAAATCTGACAGCAATGAATGAAAGGGGGTATGACTTGTGGAGGAGGCCCGCGGTTTATCATATGGCATAACTATAAGCACCATCACTGAGCAGGCAGAGGAAGGTATCCGTAACCTTTTTGGAATGCTTGGAAGACTGCGGGCCGAGGCTGCTGGTGATATTGATATCATCGCCAATACTGAACAGGCCGAGGAAAATATCCGGGACCTGACCGGCGACATCGGCGGTCTGGGGGAACGTTCCGCAGACATCGATATAGATGTCGATACCGAGCAGGCGCAAACCGATGTTCAAGATTTGGCAGACCGCGTTACCAACCTCGGCCATGACCCACCCGACATTGAGGTCGATGTTGACATAGATCAGGCCCGTTCTGATTTGCAAGACCTGTCCGATGATATCGGGGATCTCGGAGACGGCACCGATGACATCGACATCGATGTTGATGCGGACGAAGCCAGGCGCAACATCCGTGATCTGACAGATGATATCGGGGATTTGGAAGATAATGCCGGCGGCATCGGTTCTGCCTTCCGCAAGTCATTCCTCGCCGGGATAGACAGCGGCAACAGCCTCTCCTCGTCCCTCCGATCCGGCGTGGGTGGAGCTATCACCCATATTGGCGAGAGGGTCACCGGCCTCAAGGATAACGTCGTCAACAAGATGACGGGCATCAAGGATAGCGTAGTATCCGGGGCGAGCAGTATCAAAGAAGGATTCACGCATCCGGTAGAGACCATCAAGAGCGGCCTCGGCGGGGCCATAGATCACGCCAAGAGCCGGTTTATTGATTTTGTCCGCGGAGCGGATGAGGCCGCAGACGCGGCAGACGATGTGGGCGACGCCTCATCTGATGCCCGGCCAGAGGTAGAAGATCTCGGAAATGCAGCAGAAAAGTCAGGCGGCAAATTTGAGAAATTGGGAGACATTCTGGGCGGCTTTGGGAAGGCCGCTCTCGCCACCGTTACCGCAGCGACCATAGCCGTAGGAGGCTTTGCGGCAGCATCGGTGAACACCGGCATGGCCTTCGACTCGTCTATGTCCCAGGTGGCCGCCACAATGGGATACTCTGTGGCAGAGCTGAACGATGCCACCTCTGAGGCCAGCCAGAATTTCTCACAGCTCCGCGAGTTTGCAATGGAGATGGGCGCGAACACTGCCTTCTCTGCGTCGCAGGCTGCTGACGCTTTAAACTACATGGCGTTGGCAGGCTATGATGCCGAGACCTCCATGACCATGCTGCCGAACGTTCTGAACCTGGCGGCGGCCGGCGGCATTGAACTGGCAGCGGCATCTGACATGGTAACGGACGCGCAGTCAGCCCTGGGGCTCTCTTTAAGTGAGACCTCAGATCTGGTGGACAAGATGGCGGCGGCGAGCTCCAAGTCGAACACCAGCGTGGCGCAGCTCGGTGATGCAATTTTGCAAATCGGCGGCACTGCGCAGAACCTCGCAGGCGGGACTACAGAACTGTCCGCATCTCTGGGCATCCTGGCCGATAACGGCATCAAGGGTGCGGAAGGAGGCACAGCCCTCCGAAACATGATCCTGTCCCTGTCCGCTCCAACGGACAAGGCGGCGGCCCAGTTGGCGGCGCTGGGTGTCGAGGCGTTTGACGCAGAAGGAAACCTGCGGCCACTGAATGAAACCTTCGGCGATCTGAACGGCGCACTCTCCACAATGACGCAGGAAGAGCGCACACAGGCCCTGAGAGAAATTTTCAACAAGGTTGACCTGAAATCCGTGAACGCCATGCTTGGCACCAGCGCGGAGCGGTGGGATGAGCTGGGTATGGCCATTGACGGTGCCTGGGTTAACATGGACAGCCTGTCCAGTTCGCTCTCCGATGTGGGGCTGGATCTCACCGCCATGCAGAGCAAGCTCAGCAAGCTGGGGGTCAGCGAAAAGGATTTTTCCGACATCCTCAAAATGTCCGGCGGAAACGCGGAGGATTTTGCGGATATTCTGTGGGAAGCTGCAGACGCCGGCGTGGCGCAGTCCGATATTATTGATGCACTCGGCGGGAATCTGGAGGATATGCAGGTCGCGTTCGACAATACAACCGGTGCGGCGCAGGCTATGGCAGATACTCAGCTCGACAATCTGGCCGGTGATATCACGCTGTTCAAAAGTGCGTTAGAGGCAGCGCAAATTGTAATTTCCGATGGGCTTTCCCCGTCCCTGCGGCAGTTTACGCAGTTTGGCACGGAGTCCGTTACAAAGCTCTCCGAGGCGTTTCAAGAAGGCGGATTTACCGGTGCGATGGGTGCTCTTGGCAGCATCCTGAGTGACGGCCTGAACATGATTGTCGGGATGCTGCCTTCTGCCATTGAAGCCGGGATGCAGCTGCTTGGTGCCCTGGGGCAAGGGCTGCTGGATAACACGCCGCTAATTATTGACGCGGCAATCCAAATAGTGACCCTGCTGGGCGATGGCATCCTGAGCAGTCTGCCGGTTCTGGCTGGGGCGGCTATGGAAATCATCGCATCACTGGCATCCGGCCTCGGCGAAATGCTCCCCACGCTGATACCGTCCATGGTCGAGACAGTGATGCTTATGGCTGAGGCGCTGATAGAGAATTTGCCCCTGGTGATTGACGCGGGAATGCAGCTCATCAGCGGTCTGGCAGAGGGCATCATAGGCGCAGTCCCGGTACTCATAGGGCAATTGCCGGAGTTGATTGATCAGATACTTGGTTTCCTGACGGAGAGCCTGCCCGCCATCCTGGAGCAAGGCTCAGCTATACTGCTGTCTCTGACCGACGGCATCATCAATGCGATACCAATGCTGGTCGAGATGCTGCCGGAGATTATCACATCCATCTGCGGCTTTGTCACAGAGAATCTGCCCACGATCCTGGACCAGGGCGTCCAGATACTTACCGCGCTGGCCACCGGCATCATAGGGGCCCTGCCTGAGTTGATAGGGCAGCTCCCTGCCATCATTACCGGTATCGTCGGTACGTTGACAGAGCACTTTCCAGAAATCGTTTCGACTGGCGTGACGATGCTTTTGGAGTTTGCAGGCGGCATTATCTCCGCGATACCTCAGCTTGTAGCACAGCTGCCTGCAATTGGCGCGGCCATCCTTGGTGCGCTCGGCGAAATCCCCGGCATGGTGATAGGCGTCGGCAAGAGCATTGTGGAGGGCCTGTGGAGCGGTATTTCCTCAATGGCGGGCTGGGTAAAGGAAAAGGTCAAGGGATTCGCCAGCGGTATTGTAGACGGTATCAAGGGCTTCTTGGGCATTCACAGCCCATCCACCGTATTTGCTGAGATTGGTGACAATATGGCCCTGGGCCTTGGTAAAGGCTTTGGGGACGGTATGAATGGTGTTACCGAGGACATCAAGAAAGCTATTCCGACGAACCTCGACGGGCCAGAAATTAGTATCCCTGATATTGGCGCGGCACTGGATTCTTCCGGGGTTGACTGGGAGAAATACAGCGGCGAGGCGTGGGCGGCTTCGGGTGAGATGTTTGACGGCCTTATTGAAGACCTCAAATACAATCTGAGCGAACTCGGTACGAGTGCCAGTGAACTTCAGGATTACCTTCAGTTTGAGTATGACCTCGACGCAGACGATGCGTTTGCTGTTGTCAAATCACTTGGCGACAGTTTGGGTGAACTCAAGCAGTCAGAAGAGGGACGCAGCGGCCTTCCTGGAGCTGTAGACTACAGTGTCAATCCCGTCCTGGATGACTGGGATATGCCGCAAATTTCCGATGTCTCCTACGGCGTTCATCCTGTGGTAGAGGGCATCACACCTCCTCCCGTTTCCGGCCTGACCTATACCGTCACTCCGGTGGTAGAAGACTTCAATCCTCCCGGCTACGAAAGTTACGATGACGCAGAGTACGGTGATGGCGGTTATCCTGAGCAGATTGACAGCAACGGCGGCGCCCCTGAGCCAGACGGCAGCTCTACCGGGAACAGCAGCAGTGGGTTCACCTTCGCCCCGGTAATCACGATTCCGATTACGATTGAGGGCAATGCGAACAGCGAAGTTCTGGAAGAGCTGCAGGCGCGGCTGGAAGAAGCGGTTGAGGCCAAGATGCGGGAAGCCGAGGCCAGATTAAAGGAGCTATATGCCGAGCTCCGCGAAGAGGAGCTTCAGATTGCAGCTCTGAAAAATCAGTACGCATTTTGATTGGAGGTGGCGGCATGGCCTATATTCTCACCAGTAACAAGGGCGGCACGGTCCGCTTTGAGCCGTTGAAGAACGGTCTCGTTGAAAAGGAAAGCGAGAGTTATAGCAGCACTGTCACCTCCAATCCTATTGAAAACGGGGTAATGTCCTTAAGAAACTGAAGGGAAGTGACGAAGAAAGAAAAAAGGGAGAAAGGAAAGGTAGGAAGGGGAATGGCAACGAAGACATTGACAATAAGATGTCCGCA